CGAGGTCGACGAACTGCACGACACGCGCGACTGAGCTCGAGCGCCAGGCACGACGAAGCCCCCCACCTCGACGAGGTGAGGGGCTTCGCTGCGCCGGGGCTCCGGTGGCGCGTACTGCCCATTGGGTAGATCAGGAAAGGCGCAGGACCGCCTCGACGTCCGGGTGCCGGTTCATCGTCGTCGGGTAGGCCGGTAGGCGACGCCGAGGGCGCCGGTGATGAACAGGAACCAGTTGTCGAGCTGGTCCCACGACTCGGCGATCCGGTCGGCGTACTGCGGCGCCCAGACATCGGCCTGACCGGCGATGAGGAACGCGAGGGCGGCCACCGTCAGGGCCGACCAGTAGACGCCGCTGCGCAACGTGTCCGGGACGAGCTCGGGCGCGGGCTCGACCTGGAGGATCCCGCCGTCCAGCGTGTGCCAGGTCTCTTCCTCGGGCGTGGGGTCGGGGGTGGTGGTCATCAGAACCGGTTCCCTTCGTTGAGGTGGCGCTGGAGCGCGCGCACGGTGGCGCTGGGGTTCCAGATCTCGCCGTCGACGACGGCGAGACCGAGGTGGCGCTGCAGGCGCCGGACCGAGTCGGGACCGAGGATCCCGTCACGCTCGGCACCGGTGCGGGCCTGCAGCGCGGTGATCATGAGGGACCCGCGCGGGTCGCGGACCCACTGCCAGCCCGTGGTCAGGCCCGGGTTGTCGTCGCGCCAGCGCAGTGCCTGGGAGGACACGGCGCCGTCGGCCGGCGTGCGCAGGGCCATCTGCAGGGCGTAGGTCGTGGAGCGGCCCCACCGGCCGTCGACGACCAGCCCGCCCGGCGAGGTGGGTGCCGGCTCGGGCGTGGTGGGCTTGGGGTTGCTCACCAGCTGGCCGCCGGCGGCGATGTCGTCGATCCGCGCGTACAGGTACCGGCCCGGGCACGCGGTCTGCGAGACGTCGCGGTGCCCGAGCACCGGGGCGGCCTGTCGCCACCACAGGCCGCGGCCCTGAGCGACGATCGCGGCCGCGGTCGCGATCTGCGCGTCGGTCGGCTTGTTCACCTCGTAGTTGCCGGCGCAGCAGATCGAGCGCACCGTGCTGTTCCGGCCGCCGGTGTGGGTGCCGCGCCGGTTCCAGGACACGCCCCGGTAGGCGCGGCCGGACGGGAAGATCACCACGTTGTACGAGATCCCGGTCCCGAACCGGGACTGCCCGACTGCTTCGATCTTGCGCATCTGCTCTTGCTCGGCCGCGATGCTCGCCGCCGGGGAGAGGTGCGCGGTGACCGAGTGGTGCACGAACACCTCGAGTGCGAGGCCCGTCAGGGTCAGGTCGCCGTCGGCGTACCGGGCGCCCCAGCTGTCGCGGGAACGGATATCAACCTTCTCCATGGTTACCTCCGGGTCTTGGACAGGGTCACGGCCACCGACACGAGCGCGGCCACCGTCGCGAAGCCGGCGGCCTCACGGCGTGCACGCCAGCGGCGGGACGGCTCGTCGGCGATGTAGGTGTCGAGCTTGGACTCGATGCGGTCCGTCCCGTCCTTGAGCGAGCCGCCGTTGTTGTTGGTCACCTGGTGCTTCACCTCCCGGGTGGCGCGGTGCTGCCGCCACTGGCCGAAACCGATCGCGATCAGCCCGAGGGCGTAGGCGACGAGCGCCGGCCAGGACGACACGGAGCCGACGTCGGGCACCGTGGCGATCACTGCGGCACCACCTCGGCCATCAGGACGCCGTTGGAGAACGTGTTGCTGGTGTCGTCAGCCCTCAGCTGGGCCTTGATGACAACGTCGCCGGTCGGAGTACCGGCCAGGAGGTGTTGAGCGCCGGCCGACATACGCTGGAGATTCCCGGCACCGGTTCCCTGGTTCGTCAGTCCCGACGTGTTGCCGTCGTCGTACGTCGACCCGCCATCGAGGCTGATCGACACCCGGATCTGGCCCTGGCTGGTGGTGTCCGTGATGTTGAAGATCCGGCCGTTGAGCCACGCCTTGACCTTCACCGGCACGCCCGGGTCGGTGAACGTGACCGTCTCGCTCCCCCAGTCCTCCCACGTGTTGACCATGGCAGGCGAGTCCTGGGTGAGAGTAGTCAGGTCAGAGTCCTGGTTGAGTCGTGCGGCGGTGATGGTCTCACCTGCGAGCCACGTCATCGATGCCTCCTTAGAGTGCGAGAACGGCCGGGTGCGCCAGGCTGACGGCGGACCCGGCGGGGATGGTCTTGGTGACTCCGTTGACCGGTGTCTGGTCGACGGTGAACGTCTGCACGCCGGCTGAGGCGGCACCGATCGCGGTGACGTTCAGCACGACGCCACCGGTCTTGATCTCGAACGGCAGCTCGGCCGTGTCGGTGGTCCAGACCGGTCCGATCGTGGTCAGCACGTCCATCGAGGTGCCGGTGCCGGAAACGAACTCGGCGTCGAGCTCGCATCCTGCGGTGTCCGCCTTGCCGAGCACGTCATCGCCCACGACGGCCACCGTCCACGCGCTCCCTGGGGAGCAGCTGAACGAGATCTCGTGCGTGACCGCGGTCTTCTCCTCCCGGATGGCCTCCACCAGCAGGTCGTACGGCCCTCCGGACAGCCACTCCGGCGGGTTCGTGATGCGGATGATGGCCCCCTGCGTGACGGAGAGGATGTCGTCCTCGAGCGCGGCGGCGCGCGCGTTGCGCAGGTTCAGGTTCAGCTCGGGGAACCGCGGCTCGTCGATCGTGCCGAGGTGCAGCCGCCAGAACGCCTGATCCGGCAGCCGGCCGTCCGTGTCGATGTTGAGCGGCTGGCTGACGTCGAGCTTCCCGACGCCGTCCGGAGGGTCGAGGGACGACAACGGTCCCGTCGTGTCCGCAGCCGTGAACGAGGACCCGCGCACCCGTTCCACGGTGACCTCGTTCACGATCGCCTGGTCGTCCTCGACGGGGGTGAACGGCTCTGCGATGACACCGCTGGAGTAGTCGAGCACCAGTACGGGCTCCTGCGAGTACAGGTCGTTGCGGTTCCGGTACTGCAGCCCGAGCGTGTCCGGGCGGTCGGAGAGGATGCCCAGGTCGGCGGCCGGGACCTCCCGGAGCAGGGTCATGAGGGTCAAGGGCCGCTGCGGCCCCATGGTCTCCGCGTCATTGGCTCCGATGGAGCGCACAGCAGGTAGGCCCTCGTCGGTCGTGAGGCGCACCAGGCGCGTCAGGCCCGTCTCCCCGGTCCATCCGACCATCGAGTTGTCGATGGTGTCCCAGATCGACTGCACGTCGTCGTTCAGGATGAATACGTGCCCGAAGGTGGTGCCCTCGAAGTCGACCCCGGGCACGCCGAGGGAGATCCGGGTGATCCGGCCGAAGGTCTCACCGGTGATGGTGTCCGTGAACGCGAACGCCTGCGAGCCGTCGAGCGGGAAGTACGCGAGCTGCCAGTCCACATCCGCGCCGTCCTGCTGGAGCCACACCGAGAAGGCGCAGGGCACACCGAACAGGTTCTGGACGAAGGTCGTGTCCTCGACCTCGACGCCGTCCGTGTCGAACGCGCGGATCCGGGTGTTGTCCGCCGCGGTCTTGGCGATCTCCCAGCGCTGGATACTGCCCGAGGTGTAGATCCGCACCAGGGTCTGCTCCGAGCCCCAGGTGACGTCGGCAGGGATCGAGAGCAGGAAGACGAGCCGCTGGTCATCCGCGCCGGAGTACGAAGGCACGTTGCCGGTGATCCGCCCGGACCCGACGGTAGGCAGCGGGGACGAGGCGAAGAACGTCTCGTCGTCACCAGCGAACGTGACGTCGGAGAACGACTCCAGGAACGAGTCGTCGTCGGGCCGGCCGGCGTTGAACCGGCTAGCGCCCTTCACGTCTTCCAGGGGCCAGTACGCGACCACGTCGTCCTTGATGGACAGGTCACGGAACAGGGACGACTTCAGGGGCTTCCTGCCGCGCTGCAGCCGCCTGGTGATACCCGCCGCGGTCAGCTTGACCCACCGGTCCGCGCCGGACAGGTCCCACTCCAGCGGCCACGACTTCGCCTCGCCCGTGAAGCGGATGGTGGCATCCACCAGGGCGGCACTGGCCGCCAGGGTCCACGTGTTACCGGCGTCGTCGGTGAACGTCCGGGCGGTCGGCTCGTGCACGGTGAAATCGGGGTCGGCCACGAGCGTGCCGGCGATACCGTCACGCAGCTCGAACGCGAACACCAGCCCGTCCCACGTCGCCGAGTCGGCGGAGAACACGACGTTGCCGTCGGAGTCGGCGCCCACTGCCAGCGCGCCCGCCCCCGAGTGGATCGAGGTAACGCCCGCCGTGACGACCGTCGAACCGAGCTGCGTCCAGGTGCCGTCGATCGAGTCCGACGTGTAGAACCGGACGGCGTTACCGGCCGCCCCGTTGTCCACGTCGAGGGTGACGCGCAGAGCGATCCGGCCGGCGTCGGCGTCGATCACGTCGTTCGGGCTGACGGTGACCCGTGCCCCGGTCGAGCCGTCCGTCGACCACGTGAACCTCGGGGCGCCGTCAGAGCGCAGGTAGAACGCCCACGAGATGTCGTCACCAGCGAACGTGGTCTTCGCGGCGAGGATCCGGAAGATCCCGTCCTGGGCCTGCCAGGAGTCGCGGCTGGCCTCGATCCGGATGTCGATGTCCCCGGTGATGTCCAGCGCCGCGGCGTCCGGCGCGAACACGTACGACCCGACGACGCCCGGCAGCGCGAGGAACGACACGCGAGGCACGTCACGACGCACACGGATGAGCGTGTTGCGGCCGATCTTGCCGAACAGGTCCGACCGGGGGTTCCGGGCGCTGTAACGCCCCTGAACGCCCATGGAGACCTTGCTGGGGCCGTTGTTCAGCCGCAGCGACATCGTCGCCGGGTCGGTCTCCGTCGCCCAGTCGCGCCGGCCCCGCTCCAGGACGATGGGCACCGAGTCCCGCACGTCCGGGGTGATGTTCTGCCACGCCCCGTCAACCAGTAGCTCGGTGATGTAGTCGCTCATGCTGCCGTCCCGAGGACGTCCTGCACGTTGCCGCCGCGGTCGGCGATCCCCCGGCGGAACAGGCGCACCAGGTCCTCGTCACCGTCGAGGTAGATGTACAGCTCCTGCGCGCCGCCGCCGAAGTCCGGGCCACCGCCACGGTTGAGCGGTATGACGGCCTCGGGCCCCGACTCGCCGATCACGGCGAGCGTCGCATCGGTCACGATGCCGCCGTCGGCGAGGAACGGGATGGAGGGGATGGAGGGGATGTTGACACCAGGGACCCGGTTCGCGCCCCCGATCAGCGCGTTGATCCCGCCGATCGCGCCGTTGATCAGCCCGATCGCGCCGTTCAGCGCGGACCGCAGGCCGCCGGTGACGCCGTCCCAGATACCCGACAGGAACGAACCGATCCGCCCGACGGCGCCCTGCACGAATCCGACGAAGCCGGACCAGAGGCCCTTCAGGCCGCTTACCGCCGAGTTCCAGATTCCGGCGATCGCCCGGAATATCGTCGAGAAAAACCCCTTGATGCCATTCCAGTTCGACACGATGAAAGACCTGATCGCGTCGAACGTGGCACGGTTGACGGCAACGAAGATAGCCCAGTACCGCTTGACGAAATCGACCACGCTCCGGACCGCTGAGACGACGGCGGTGACTATCGCGTCCCAGATCGACATCGCTTTCGATCTCAGCCAGTCCCATGCTTTTCCGATGGCTTCGGTGACCGCGTCCCAGTTCATCACCAGGAGCACGATGATCGCGATCAGGGCGATGATCGCGAGGATGATCCATGTGATCGGGTTAGCCAGCATCGTCAGGTTCAGGCCGGCCTGCGCCGCGGTCAAGAGCTGGACGACGCCGACGGCGATCATGACGAGCGGCGCGAACTGACCGAGCGTGGTCAGGGCCTGCTCGATGCCCGACGGCGCGAAGTTCGCACGGTTGGCCTCGTTCAGGTCCGTCTGTGCGACCTCGGCGTCCAGGGCAGCCTGTTCCTGATCGGTCAGGGCCTGGGCCGAGTCGAGGGTGGCCTGCGCGGCGTCCTCCTCCGCCTGCTTCAGGTCCTCGGTGGCCTGCTTCATGTCGATCTCGGCCTGCTGCGCCTCGAGCGAGTTGGCGCCGTACTCCGCGATGGCGTCGGCCAGGTCCTGCGCGGCGAACTTCTGGTCGAGCTGGGCCTGCTCCACGTCGATGCCGGACTGCGCGAGGTCGCGCTCCGCCTGGTCGACGTCGAGGATGGCCTGCTCGAGGTCGAGGGACGCCTGCTCGAGGTCGAGGGACGCCTGCTCGACGTCCTGCTGGGAGCGGGCCAGCTTGTCGTTCTGGATCTCCGCGCGGTTGGAGAAGTCGCGCACGGCGTCGATGCCGCCCTGCAGGCCATCCAGCCCCGAGGTGAGGAACACCGCCCCGGACGCCATCTTGCCGAACGACGCGTCGAGCTTGCTCGTCGAGGAGTCGAGGGTCTTCGTGTCGCCGTCCAGCTTGGACAGCGGCTTGTCGAGCTGCGCCAGGCCGGCGGTCGCGCCCTTGACGTCGGAATCGACCTTGATGGTGATGTCGTCGACCATGGCCTACCCCTCCTGACGGTCGTACTCGGCCTGAATGCCTTTCAGGATTTCCAGCAGCTCCCGGCCTGATTTCTGCTTCACCTTGCGGCTCCACCGGATCAGGTGGTCTTTCAGCTTCGGGCGTTTGCCCTTCTTCATGTGCGGTGCGGCGATGTCCATTCCGAGCCTCGCGGCCACCATGTCCAGCCGTTGCGGGGTAACCGGCCCGTAGAGGTTTTGGTAAGCCACCATGCCGATCATCTCGGCGTCGGTGAACCTCACCAGAACCTCCCCGGGTGTCATATGGAAAGCGACGGCCAGGTCGTACTGAATCCTCAGCTCTGGCCGGACGAGAAATCCGCCTCAGCGTCCTTGACCTGCTCCTTGTAGGTCTTGTCCAGGCCGGACAGATCGATCGCGAGGTCGTCCAGGGCCTGCATGACGCCGGCGTGCTTGGTGGCCAGCTTCGGGGCGTCGCGGTCAGTGAAGATCCGCGAGCCGTCCGCCGGGTCGCGCAGGCAGTGGACGAGGAGCTCGGCACGGCGGTGCTTCATCTCCACCTCGATGTCGACGTCGGGGTCGCCGCGACGCTGCTTCATGCGCAGGGCCTGCGTCTTGGCGCGCCACGCCCCGACCTGCTCGTCGGTGAAGCTCATGACCCGCACGGTCACGCCCCACTCCTCGACCGGGACGTCCTGCCATTTCAGGTCCTGGGCGTTGAGGATGGTGTCCTTGAGGCTGCTCAACCTGGTTCCTTTCTGATCGCCGGCTGATGGCGGGGGTGGGTCACGTCGCGGCGAGGGTCGGCTTCCCCGAGATCTTCAGGGTCACGTCGCGCTCCATGCGGTCGTCGATCGGGAACGCGTCGGACAGGTTCGTGATCAGCCCGTTGATCGACCAGGTGTGCTCGTCCGCCTCGCCGGGGAGCAGGACGACCTGGTAGGCGCGCAGCGCGTCCTCCTCGAAGTCGGAGTCCAGGGCGCTGTGCGTGTTGTTCGCCGGGTCGTAGTTCACCGTGAGGGTGACCTCGCCGCCGTCCTTGAGGCCCTTGACGAACTCGCGGTACTGGTTCGGGCTGTCGTGCGCGGTGACCTCGATGGCGTCACGGGTACGCGACGGGCCCGACAGGTCGGACACGTTCGCGATCGTGACGTAGGTGCCAGCACCGTCCGAATCGCGCTTGAACTGGGTGCCGAAGGCGTCAAGACCGGCCATGGTTTTCCCTACTTCCCCAGCTTGTAGACCGCGACGGTGATGTCCGCCGCCGAGTCGCTGTACGTGATGGACGCCCGTCCGGTGGTGCCCCGGAACAGGTTGGTCAGCGGGATGATCCCGTAGTTCTCGGTGGTGATCACCAGCGTGGCGTCCGCGACGGCGTGCCCGTCCACGGTGCCGGGCGTCGCGATCGTGATGGTGCGCGTCTCCGAGACGTGGGCGTTCAGGGCCAGCAGGAAGTACCCGTCGCCGACCTCGGCGGTGTCCCCGCCGGACGCGGCCGCGTCCAGGTCGGTGTCGAGGTCGGGCCGTCCTGTCACGGTGGCGATCTCGATGGTTGCCAATGCGGCCATGTCGGTCTCCCTATTTCTGTGAGGTGAAGATGTCTACGCGGTCCAGGCGCCGGCGCACGCTCCGGTCGTTGTCGGGCATCTTCCGCGACTCGATGTGCCGGACCATCCAGATGGTGGTGCCCGTCACGAACGGGTCGAGCGTCTTGTGCCCGTGGTCCAGGAGCGCGACGATCCGCGCGCCGATCAGGTTGTCCACCCGGGTAGCCGGTACGTCGACGTCGCCACGTGCCAGCGTCTGGATACGCGCGGTGACCCTGCGCCCCGGGTCGTCGTGCGTGCCGTCCGGGACCGAGGTCAGGTCAGGGATCACGATGAACGGGTACTTCCGCGCGGCGGCGTCGGGCACCTCGTCCAGGACCCCGGTGATGTACTGCTGGATCTCCGGGTCGGACTGGAACAGCAGCCGCAGGCCGACCTGCACGGCGCCGGCCGGATCGATGGTCGTCATCGGCCGAGCTCCTTGGCCAGGAGCTCACGGGCCAGCCGCGGGGCCTGCTCCCGCATCGCGTCGACGTTCGGCTGGATGAACGGCGTGATGGACTCCACGATCTGCGCGTGCGGTGCACGACTGCCCCCGACGTGCACCTGGGTGCCCACGGCCTCGACGGTGGACAGCAGATCCCCGGTGTCGTAGGGCGTGTCGGCGGCGATGTTGGCGGCCAGCTCCTCGGCGATGATCTCCTCCGCGACGACGATGTCGCTCACCAGGTCGGCGGAGAGCTCACTCAGGTCGTCGCGCAGGCCAGAGACCCCCTCGAGCTTCACCCGCTTGCGCGCCATTACACGGCCCTCACTCTCGCCCGGCCGCGGCCGTACGCGCGGGTCGCCTGGTCGCGCAGGTCGGCCAGGCCGACACCACGCACCTCGGACTCGCCCTCGCCGGCGCCGATGACCCGTGCGTACCCGGTGCGCTCCTGCAGCAGGACAGCCATCGCCTCCGCGACGGTCAGGCTGCGCACCATGGGCGGCACCAGGTGCTTCGCGATCGCCACGGTGGAGTGGGAGGCCGCTGTGGTGCCCAGGACGCCACGGCGCACGGTCAGTCGCCGCTGTACCAGGACGTCCGCCCCGAGGCTGTGAGCGGCCAGGGTGGACCCGTCCCATGCCCGCTTGACGGCCAGGGTGTTGCCGTTGATGTCGATGATCAGCATCCGCTCGGCGTCGACCAGGATCACCTCGCCCGCGACGAACTCCGTCCCGTCCGTGACGGCGATGGTCGCGGACGACCCGATCGCCACAGCCGCGGTGAGCTCGTGCGTGCCCGCCGGCGACATGAAGCTCTTGTCCGTCACGGTGACGCGCTCGTCCTCGAGCTGGAGCAGGTCCCCGACGCCGATCAGCGCCGTGCCGTCGGTGACGTCCACCGTGGTGATCGAGGCGTTGATCGCCGTGACGACCGTCCCGGCCGACTCCGTGTCGTCGGAGAACCCGAACACGCCGGCTATCTCGTTGGCCCGCTGGTGGGTGTCGCCGGTGGAGAACGACGCCGCTGACGCGAGGTTGATCTCGAGGTGGGTGAACGGTGGCCCGGTGTTCGGCTCGAGGAAGAAGTCGGCCGCGTCGATGACCGTCCCACCACTGGTGAACGTGGTGACCGAGAGCAGCTCGTCACGGCCGAGCCACAGCCGCCAAGGACGGGAGCCGGAACGGTCGGGCCAGTCGAAGAACCGGGTGTCGATCTCGGGGTAGAACCGGCGCAGCAGCAGACCCTCGACGCCGTCGGTCGCCGAAGCGAGCGCGCGGTCGATCTGGTCGTCGGCGCGGGCCGTCTCGACGATGTCCAGGGCCCGCTTCACGTCCTCCCGGGAGGCGTAGGTCATGCCCTGCCGGTCCTTCAGCGCCATGGCCCCTCCCTCCGGGTAGGTCGTGCAGTTGGTTCAGATCAGGCGCCCGTCACGGGGCCACTCGTAGTCCCCGTCGGGGCAGTACCAGACCCCTCGGTGCTCCCGGAGTGGCCGCCCGCCGAACGGGCACGCTTCCGGGGGCTGGGCTTCCTCGGCTCGTCGTTCTTCGGCGGCTTCTCGGGCGATGTCTTGGAGCTGCTCCCAGGCCACGACTCCTCCTCGTCCTCGGGCGCGGGCGCGTCGGCATCGGGGGCCGCGTCGTCGACGGGCTCCGCGGCCGCGGGCATGTCGGCATCCGCGGCCGCGGGCGTATCGGGATCCGCGTCGGCATCGTCGACGTCGGCGGTCTCCTCCGTCTTGCCGGCGTCGTACGGGCCGAGCTTCCCGCGGGCACGCAGCTCGTCAGCCGGCGACACGAACCCGCGGGCGGTCGCGTCCGTGAAACCACCGATCCGGCTGATCTTCGCCATGATCAGGTCGCCGCAAACGCGGTCGTAGATGCAGCAAGAACCGCGCCTGGGGTAAGCGGCACCCACGTGCAGTACCAGTCGATGACACCGTCCGGGTTGGTGCCGGTGATCAGCGACTCGATCTGCCCAGTGGTGACAACCAGCCCGCCGAGGGCATGCCCGCCGCCCTTGACAAGATCGGTCGTGCCATCCCCCTGCTCCATCACCTGGATCGTCGTGCCCGCCGCGGTGTCGGTGGTGCCAATGTCGGTGGCCGTGACCACGACGACAGTGTCGCCAGTGGTCGGATTGGTCTGCAGGTTGACCGTGTTCGCCACAGTGACCGCCGTGGTCACCACACCCCACAGCGCCGTGACGAGAACCTCGCCGCCGGTCACCGCGAACAGGCTGAACGTACCGGCGGCGTCCTCCGTGGTGATGTCCTGCTCTTGGCCCTGGACATACCGGCCGAGCGCGATGTCCCGCAGCTGCGTGCCCTGAATGATGGTTGTCATGGTTCAGCCTCTTCTCACGCCGTCAGGCTGGACTTGAGGTTTGCGGGGTCACGCATGACTGCGAGGTCGTGAATGATCGCGAAGCAGAGGCCGGTGTCGACGGTGACCTGCACCTGGTCGTAGCCGTCCGAGAGCTGGCTGGCTCGCACCGTGAAGACGCCCGTGTCGTTGGTGGTCTCGTCCGACAGGTCGAACGTGTTGTCGGCGAACACGGCGTCGCCGTTCTGCGTCCACGTGCCCCCCACGTCGGGGCCCACGAAGGCCCTGGAGACGCCGTTGGATCCCGCGACACCCGAGACGGTGAAGACGTTCAGGTCGGCCTCGGAGTTGGTGCCCGTCGAGTCGGTCTGCGTGACGGTCGCGATGGCGGCGCCTGTGCCGGCGTCTCCGAACACGAACGTGACCGCGCCTGCGTTGGTGAGGGGGATGTCGAGGCTGGAGGCGGTCTTGATGACGTTGAAGACCGCGCCCAGCCCTTCGATTGCGTGCATGCTGCTGCTCCTTTGTCTCGGTCCCGGGTGCCGGTCAGGCCCGTGCGGCGATCTTGACGAACGGGGTCAGGGTGTTGGTGCCCTTGTTCGGCGTGATGGCCGACTGGATCCAGGGGCGGCCGTCGACGCGCTCGATGAACCGGATCGCGGTCTGGTCGTTCTGGAACTTGAAGTGCGGCGAGGTCGACGCCTGGATGGCCTGGCGGTCGCCCAGGAGGTAGTAGCCGAGGTCGACGAAGTTGATGTCGCCGGCGTCGCCGATCGTCTCGGCCTTCTCGGTGAAGATCACCGGACGGCCGAGGATCGTCATCGGCGGGCCCTCGGAGCCGCTGTTCAGCCAGATGGCCGAACCGCCGGTGCCGACGGACAGGGCCATGGTGGCGAGCTCGGGGAAGGTGTCGATGTGCGCGATCCACACCGCACGGCCCAGGGAGGTGGGCAGCATGCGGGAGTACATCTTGACGATGTTCTCCCAGACGATGGTGTCGGCCGCCTGGCCGGACTCCTTGGTCACCGACACGGCGGCGTCGGCGTTGAGGAAGCCGAGCGGCTCGCCGGCGCCGGTGCCGCGGATGAACGCGACGTCCTCGAACCAGGCGATGGCCTCGGGGAAGACCTCGTCGACGAAGGTCTCGAGGCTGATGATGCTGTCGGTGAACAGCTCGTTGGGGACCTCGCTGTAGGCGGTGAGCTTCTTCGCCTCCAGCTTGACCCGCCCGAACTTCGGGGAGGTGTCGGTCAGGGTGCCGGACTCCTCGGTCCACGCCGCGGTGACGCCGCCGTACACGTTGGACGCGTGCGAGGTGGAGTCGATGGTCGGGAACGGGACCGTGAGGGTCTCCATCGGGACCACGCGGGCCCGGGGCCGCACGATCGCAGTCTCCAGCGCGACGCGCAGCAGCTCCGAGCGGAGCGACTCGGGGATCAGGAACCCGCCGTCGGACCCGACCGTGGACCCGAAAGCGTTCCGGACCGCGTCGAGCTTGGCCCGCTTGCCGCGAGCGTCCTCGCTCTGGTTGCCGTGGTAGATCGTCGAGAGGAAGTCACGGTTGGAGTCGAGGATCCGCTCGGCGTCGATCCTCGCGCCCGGCGCGGTCTTGGAGTAGAGCCCCTGGCCCTTGGTGTTCACCGGCGCGTTGGGGTCCAGGTTGAGGCGCTGGACCGGCTTGGCGTCCGGGTTGTCCTTCAGCCACTGCGCGAGGCCCATCTGGACCTCTTCCTTGATCTGGTTGGCGATCGAGGCGTCGGCCGACATGGTGGCCTTGGCGTAGTTGCCGATGAACGTCTTGAAGCTCGACGGGTCGGAGAACACCGACTGCATCGTGTCGGGGTTGCCGAGCATGTCCTCCAGCTCGGCGGCCGTCTTCGGGATCGCGATCTTCGTCACGAAGTCATTCCTTCCTTGAAGGCCGCCTTGAAGGCGTCCGGGTCGAACTGGAACTCCGGCCGCTTGCCGGGGGTCGGGGGGGCCGGCGCCGCAGCGCGGCCGGGGTACCGGAAGCCGGCGTACGCCGCGGCGAACTTGGCCGAGGGGGCATCGCCCGCGTCGTCGTCCTCGAGGTCCTCGGGGTCGGCCGGCGGGTCGTCGCCGTCAGGGTCCGCGGCGGCCGGCTCGGGCTCGTCGGGGTCGACGGGGTTCTTCGGTCCGGCCACGGCTTCGTCAGCGAGGCCGGCGTCGACAGCCTCGGTCGCGGAGTACCACGTCTCGGCGCGCATCAGGTCGCGCCAGTCGTCGGCCTTGCCGCCGGCGCGGTCGGCGTAGATCCCGGCGATCGTGTCGGAGATCCGGCTCAGGAGCGCCGAGGTGTCCTCCATGTCGCCGGCGTTCCCGTAACAGAACCCGATCGCGTCGTGGATCATCAGCTGGCTGCCGCGGTTCATCTTCATGCTGTCGCCGGCCATGGCAATGAAGCTGGCCGCCGAGGCGGCGATCCCGTCGACGACGACGTTGACGGTGGCGGGGTGGTCGGCCAGGGCGTTCATGATCGCGAGGCCGTCGAACACGTCGCCGCCGGGAGAGTTCACGTGCAGCTCGATGGTCTCGGCGTCGATCGCCAGGAGCTCGTCGACGAACTCGGTCGCCGTGGTGCCCCAGTACCCGATCTCCTCCATGAGGTCGATCCGGGTCGTGCCCTCGGCGAGGGCGACGACGCGGATCGGCGTCGTGACCGTGGGGCGGGGCCGTTCGTCGCGGGCCCGCAGGTGCTGCCAGACCTCGGCGACGAGACGACCCGGCACGTCCGGGTGAGATACCGGCCTTCTGGCCATCCGCCACTCCCTCACCGTGTTACGGGTCGTAACTTTGTTTACGGGCCGTAGCCTACATGCGTGGATGCACGAAACGCATGCACCCCGGGACCTCCACGCGTTTCGTGTATCCACCCGGCAGACGACGGCATGAGGGCGGGTGAGCACGGTGGCAGCACGTCGCAGGACTCCCGCGGTGCTCACCGCGCTGCACACGGCGCTACGGGCCCGCACGCCGGCTGACGCCGACGCCGCGACGGTGGCCCTGGCCAAGCGGTACGCGCTGGAGCTCGACGACTCGGCGACCATCTCCCGGAGCCTGGCCAAGACGCTCCGCAAGATCGCGCGCGCCGGCCTGGACGCCGAGCTCTACGACGAGCTGCTCGCGCTGACCGTCCGGATCGAGGAGGTCCACGTCGCCGCGGTGGTCGGGCCGAAGCTGCTCGCGGCCCTGGAGCAGCTGCAGCTCACGCCGAAGGCGCGTTCCGGCGTGCTGCAGGGAGGGGGTGCCCCGGATGCTGACTCTGGCAAGTCTGCCCTCGACGAGCTCCGAGATCGTCGGAAGAACCGAGCCGCGGCTGTGGACACGCCCTCTTAGGCCCCTGACGCCGGCGACGTCGTACGGCTTCGACGTCGTCGACTTCGCGCGCGACGTGCTGGGCCACCCGCTGGACCCGTGGCAGGAGTGGGTCGTCATTCACCTCGGCGAGCTGCTCGAGGACGGCCGGCCGCGGTTCCGCAAGGCGCTGATCATGGTCGCCAGGCAGAACGGGAAGACCGAGCTGCTGGTCGTGCTCACGCTGTACTGGCTCTACGTGGACCGGGTGGACTACGTGCTGGGCACCAGCACGAAGCTCGACTACGCCGCCGAGTCCTTGCGCAAGGCATACAAGCTCGCGCGCCGTGTGCCGGCCCTGAACGCGGAGATCCCCAAGCGCGGCGGGTTCCGCAAGGCGAACGGCGAACAGGTCATGTGGAGGGCCGACGCTGAGGAGCAGGCCCTGGAGGACGGGTCCCGGTACAAGGTCGCGGCGTCCAACGAGGAGGGCGGGCGGTCCCTGACGATCGACCGGCTCGTCCTGGATGAGCTGCGCCAGCACCACGACTATTCCGCGTGGGACGCCTCCGAACCGGCCACCTCCGCGATCCCGGACGCGCAGATCGTCGGTATCTCCAACGCCGGGTCGGACAAGTCGGTCGTGCTCAACGATCTGCGCGACGACGCGGTGCACTACATCGAGACCGGTGAAGGTGACGATCGCCTCGGCCTGTTCGAGTACAGCGCGCCGGACGGGTCCAGCCCGGTCGATCCCGACGCGCTGGCGCAGGCGAACCCGAACGCGAACCGCCGGATCCCGATGGAGGACCTCCTGAACGAGGGCGCGACCGCGATGCGCATCGGCGGGAAGAAGCTCGCCGGCTTCAAGACGGAGAAGATGTGCATGCGCGCCTCGGTCATGGACCCCGCGGTCGACATGCAGACCTGGGACCGCCCGTACGACCCGCTGCAGCGGATCCCGCTGGGCATCCGCCACCCCGACGTCAAGGCCGGCTGCCTCGAGCCCGGCACGCTGGCGGAGGTCCGGTCCCGCGTGACGCTGGTCGTCGACGTCGCCGAGGACAGCCAGCACGCGACCCTGTACGCCGCGGCCGTCCTCGACGACGGGCGGGTGCGCATCGACCCGGTAGCGGCCTGGACGGGGCCCGGGTGCACGAAGGAGCTGCAGGCCGACCTGCCGGCGTGGGTCACCAAGGTCAAGCCCCGCAAGGTCGGGTGGTTCCCCGGCGGCCCCGCGGCCGCGGTGGCCGCGAGCCTGCGCAAGCGGGAGAGCTGGGCGCCGCGCGGCGTCGTCGTCGAGGAGATCACCCGGGACACGGCCGCCGTGTGCATGGGGTTCGCCGAGCAGGTCACCACGGGCCAGGTCGCCCAGGGCGGCGACCCGCTCCTGAACAAGCAGCTCGCCACCGCCGAGAAGAAGTTCACCGGCAAGCGGTGGGTGTTCGCCCTGGACGACGTCCACGTCGATGCCGTGTACGCCGCGGCGGGCGCCGTGCACCTCGCCCGCACACTGCCTCCGCCTACCGCACCACGACTAAGGATGATGCCCGCGTGATCACCAAGCTCCTGCCGTACATACGCCTGCTCCTGGGCATCCTCGGCCTGGCGTTCCTCGTCGCCGCGGCGTGGACCATCAACCGCGCCGAGCTCGGCACCACCCTGGGCCTGGTCGCCACCGGGCTCGCGTTCCTGATCCTTGAAGTGAGGGCCACACCATGACGAAGTCCATCCTCGGCAGCCTCGGCGGCCTCCTCGGCGGCGTCACCAACAAGTCGCCCGACATGCAGGGCCGCGCCGGCTACCGGCTGAGCGTGCCGTGGGCCGGGACGAACAACGCCGAGTCCCAGATGCGGGCCATGGGGCAGATCGGCACCCTGTTCGCGATCGTGAACCGCACCTCGAACGCGACCAGCCAGGTCGACTGGCGGCTGTGGCGCAAGCGCGTGGACGGGCGCCGGCGGTTCGGGCCGGAGAACGGCGACCGTCAGGAGGTCACGCGGCACGCCGCGCTGGACCTGCTGAACAAGCCCAACCGCTTCATGGACCGGGGGATGCTGTTCGAGTCCGTCCAGCAGCACGTCGACCTGGTCGGCGAGGGCTACATCGTGGTCTACCGGGACTCTCGTTCCCGGCTCCCGCTGGAGCTCTGGCCAGTGCGGCCCGACCGGATCGCGCCGATCCCCGGCGGCGACTTCATCTCCGGGTACATCTACACGGCGATGACCGGCGAGCAGGTGCCGCTCGGGCTCGACGACGTGATCCCGCTGCGGATGCCGAACCCGCTTGACCCCTACCGCGGCCTGGGCCCGGTCCAGGCCGCGATGGTCGACATCGACTCGGCGCGGTACTCGGCCGAGTGGAACCGGAACTTCTTCGTGAACTCCGCCGAGCCCGGCGGGATCATCGAGGTTCCCGAGCGGCTCAGCGACGAGGAGTTCGACGAGCTGACCACGCGCTGGCGCGAGCAGCACCAGGGCGTCGCCCAGGCGCACCGGGTCGCGGTCCTGGAGATGGGCCAGTGGAAGGACCGGTCCATGTCCCAGAAGGACATGCAGTTCACCGAGCTGCGCAACCTGTCGCGCGAGGTCATCCGGGAGGCCTTCGGGATCCACGGGCACATGATCGGCAACTCCGAGAACGTGAACAAGGCCAACGCCGAGGCCGGCGAGATCAGCTTCGCGCGCTGGCTGGTCCGGCCGCGCGCCCAGCGGTTCAAGCAGGCGCTCAACCACAGGCTCCTGCCGATGTTCGAGGCGGACGGCCTCGAGTTCGACCACGACCGTGTCGTGCCCGAGGACCGCGAGGCCGACGACCGGGAGCGGACCTCGAAGACCGCTGCGGCCGTGGCCCTCGTCGACGCCGGGTTCGACCCGGCCGAGACGCTCGCCGCGCTCGAGCTGCCCGAGATCTCGTTCACCGGACAGCCGGCGGCCGCCGGCGGGGCGTGAGCAGCGCGTATGACCCCGCACTACATCGATGACTCGGTCACCGTGCACCACGGCGACTGCTTGGACGTCCTTCGCGAGCTGCCCGACGCGTCCGTCGACGCCGTCGTCACCGATCCCCCGTACGCCCTGGAGTTCATGGGCAGCACGTGGGACGGCTGGTCCTCACCCAAGGCGTTCCAGGAGTGGTGCGAGCTCTGGGCCGCCGAGTGCCTCCGCGTGCTCAAGCCGGGCGGGCACCTCCTCGCGTTCGGAGGGTCCCGTACGTGGCACCGGCTCGCGGCGGCCGTCGAGGACGCCGGCTTCGAGATCCGCGACAGCATCGCGTGGCTGTACGGGTCCGGGTTCCCGAAGTCGCTCGACGTCGCGAAGGCGATCGACCAGAAGCGCGACGACCGCGCGGACATCCTGCGTGTGACCGGGTGGCTCGCCGAGCAGCGCGACCGCGCGGGCTGGACGAACCAACAGATCGACGAGGCGTTCGGCTTCAACGGGATGGCTCTGCACTGGACGAGCGCGCCCCACCGCAAGGTTGCTCAGGTGCCCCGCTGGGAGCAGTGGACGCGGCTGCGCGAGCTCCTCGGGTTCGGTGACGAGATGGACGCCGAGGTATCGCGCTTGAACGGCCGTAAGGGCACTCCGGGTGAGACGTGGCAGACGGCCGAGGTGCTGCGCACGGAGACCCGTGCTCACGCGCCGTCGGGACTGGTGGGCATCGGTCAGGAGTGCCGGAAGACTCATGGCACGCGCGAGATCAAGGCACCGAACAGCTCGGCGGCCGAGCAGTGGCAGGGCTGGGGCACCGCGCTCAAGCCCGCGTTCGAGCCGATAGTCGTCGGCCGCAAGCCGCTCGCCGGCACCGTCGCGGCGAACGTGCTTGCACATGGCACGGGGGCGCTGAACATCGGTGCCAGCCGTGGTGAGACGGGTCGCTGGCCGGCGAACGTGGTCCTCGACGACTCGCAGGCCGCCGGGCTCGACCGGCAGACCGGAACCCTCACGTCGGGCAGCCGGAAGGCAGGTGACTACGGCCTGATGGGCTACATGGGTGCAGACGCTGCGCCGATGCCCGCGATCGAGGGCGACACGGGCGGCGCCTCGCGGTTCTTTCCCACGTTCCGGTACGAGGCCAAGGCCCCGACCGCCGAGCGCCCCCGGGTCGGCGACGTCGCGCACCCCACGGTCAAGCCGCTCGACCTCATGCGGTGGCTCGTGCGGCTGGTCACGCCGCCGGGCGGTGTCGTGCTGGAGCCGTTCGCGGGCTCCGGCACCACCGCGGAGGCGTGTGTGCTCGAGGGTTTCCGGTGCATCGCGATCGAGCGGGAGGCCGACTACCTGCCGTTGATCGTCGGGCGGCTGTCCAAGCCGGTGCAGCTCGCGCTGGACTTCGGGCCGCAGGCGGCCGCCGGCGGGGCGTGAAGGGGGCGCCGAACGACCCCATCCTGGCCCGATCCCGCGCACCAGGTGCTCACTGCCCGCCTACTGGAAAGCCTGCGCACAGGGCATCGGTGCAGGTCAGGACCTTAATCGGCGCGCCACACGCACCCGCTTGTGTAAAGTGGGTGTCATGTTTGTGAGCGCCTCGTCGGTCACGCATGGACGCGCCCTGCTGCTTTGACGGGCTCGCCGGCCGCCTGGGCCTGCAGCGCCTCGATCTCGGGGGCGATCCGCTCGAGGAGCTCGCGCTGTGCGGCGATGCGCTCCGGCATGGCGGTGGTCGGCATGCCGCGCTCGTCGTACGCGCCGGCGTTGGCGGCCACGTACGCCGCTTGGACGAGCCTGGTACGGTCGCCGGTCCGCAGCTCCTGCAGCATGCCCGTGCGCGTGCGGGTGGCGTCGGCGCGGTAGTAGACGGCGAGGACGGCGTCGAGCTCGGCGCTCATGCGAACCGCCCCGTGCCGTCGGGGGTGTACCGGTGGAACCACCGCTCGGTCGGGTTCTCGCGCAGGTCGAGGGTCGGCTTCGGCACGTGGAGCGTCCAGACGGGCGGCATCCGGTCAGTTCCCGGTCCGGTGCCGCCGTCGCAGTACCGCCCGCCGTCGGTCGGGTCCTCGTCGCGCACCCAGTAGTGCCAGCCCGACTCGCGGTTGCGCCGCAGCGCCACCGGCAGGCGGCAGAAGTCGCAGATCTTCACCGTGCCCACCTCGGGCATCGGCCCGTAGAGGCCGGTCCTCGGTACCCGCTCACTGATCATCGTTCGTCCCTCCGCTCGGCGTCGACGCCGTCCTTGCGCACAGTCAAATCTGTCACAGGGCGACATCCTTCCAGATCGGACGCCATCGAAACCACATGAAACCTGCCATTCATGAAAGTTTCTGCCAGATCACCCCATCGTGAAACTTTCAGACATCGTGTTGGAAACTTTTACCGCGCTACTTTTCCGTGAAACTTTCATACATTTTCACGTTTTCACCCTATTAGGGGAGAGAGAGCTAGAAGAC